TTTAAGTTTTACATACAGAAAATATTTAGGTGTAGATTGTAAAACTATAAAAGAAAACGTAGATTTAAAACAACAATTAGAGTTAATGAAGATGTGTGGTAGAGTTAATAACAATCCAAGTCTTGCATACAATGAAAACTTTAGATTGTTAGTGTCAAAATGTAGAGGTATTACTCCAACAGAAATAAATAACAGACCAGATAATTCTGGAAGTGCTTGGGATGATTTAAAAAATGACTACAAAAAAGAAAACCCAGAAATTAAATTAATGGGAGATAAGTTTATAAATTCTAAAAAAAAATTAAAAATACCTAAATATTTAACAGATGAAAAAATAATATTACCAGTACCTAAACCATGAAAATATCAGATAACACATCAGTAAGTATGCCAGTTAAAAATATGATTGGTATTGTTATAGCTGTAGCTATGGGTGTATTTGCTTACACAGAAGTAACATCAAGACTAACATCACTTGAAACTTCAAGAGAATTATTTCAAGCAGATTTACTTAAAAAATCTGAGCAGCTCCCAACCGATCAGGAACAGTTCATGTTGATTGAAAACTTATACAAAGTAACAGAAAAATTAGAAGAAACACAAGAACAGAATATGACTAACAAGGTTAATATTCAATTCCTAGATAAGCAATTACAAAAAGCATTAACAGATGTAGAGAAGTTAAAAGATAAATTAAGGCGTAATGGAAATGATTGAAGTAGTTGTAGCATTATTAATGATTGTTAATGGTGAAATTAAAGAACATAGAATACAACCAGCTATGAGTGATTGTTTAAAAGGTAAAAGAATTGCAATGCGTAGTAATAATAGTAAGAATGTAGAATACCAATGTATTAAATCAAAAGCAGAAACAGAAATTTATATGGGTGAAAAGAGTATAAAGACACTTATATTGGAATAATTAATAAACAAATGCGTAGAAAAATATTAAAATTAATAGTTAAACTTCGTATGATATATTGTGATATAAGAGGTCATCATGGTAAAAAATGGAATTATGAACCATCAAAACATTATATGAGGAAAAAGAAATGAATATAGATAAATGTAAAGATTGTAATTGTAATTGTCATTGTAATATTAAAGAACATTCTGATTTATATGGAGTGTGTCCTTGCGAAGATTGTAAATGTGAAAACCCTAAAAATGAAGGAGAAGAATGTTTATCTTGTCAATAAAAAAAATTAAACATTTTTGTTTAAAAAATACAGTATTATTTATTTATCATTTATCTAGTAAGATAAATACTTGGTCCTGGCAAAAGCTCTATAGAAATAGAAAGACAGGTCTTGGTTATAAGAAGTGAAATTTTTTTTAGTGCTGTATATTTGTAGCTCTGTTCAGGGAGCTGAATGTAAACAACTTCCACCGCCTACTGAAATTTTTAATGATTATAAAAGCTGTTCTCTTTATGGATATTATTATTCATATAATTTAATTAATAACTTCTCTTTAGCAGATGCTACCAGGTTTAAACCTTACACTAGATTTTCATGTCAAGGTAGGGAAGAAGTATGAGTAAGAAAACTTGGGATAAAACTAAATCAGTAATGGCAGCAGGGTGGTGCAATGTGTGTAAGAAAGAAATGTTAAGTGATGCTGGTGGATGGATTGTTAATGCAGAGAAGAAACATTTTTGTCATGATGGTAAGGATGGTAGTTGCTTTGATAAATATATTAATTCTTTAAAAGTCTCTTAATTTTAAATTCTAATTGTCTAACATAAGACCTTAAATCCTCTATAGTATGTTCTTGATCTGCTATCTTTACTCTGTACTTTAGATTCCAATTAACGCCTACAATACTTCTTTTATTTCCTGAAACTCTTGCCATATAGTTTGCTCCTCCGACCAATATCTTTTCTTGTTAGACTTCATTTTAATTGAATGTAATACTGTGGTGTGGTCCTGCTTAAAATGTCTACCAATGTTTGATAGATTCATTTTATATTTTTCGTTTAATAAATTGTGAATAATATTTCTAGCTCTAACAATATCTAAAGTTTTCTTCTTGCTTAACAATTCTGATTTAGATAATTCATATCGCTTACACATATAATCAACAATGTTATCTATCTTTGATTTTTGTGGAGATGAAAAAGAATAACCAACAATCTTTACTAGATCATAGCCATCTTCTTTTAAATGTTTTTTGGCTAACTTATAACCATTAACAAATGCGTTCCTGTATATTTTTTCTTCTCTTGTATTTAAATCTGCGTACTGTCCTGCCTTCATAGCAAGTCTAATCTCATTAAGATTTTTATTTTTAGTCATAGAATCCCCTCACAGTTCCTTTGTTTTCTTTAACCCTTAAACCAATGACTATATTGCTGTCATTAATTCTTCTTGTGTCTGCACTACCTTACTCATCAATCTAATGCTATCTTGATGATACTTATTAGCCTTCGACTTTGCTTCCAGGAATTTCTTGTGTTTCTTTTCCTGAAGGTCTCTGTACTTCTGCAGACGCATTTTGATGTTTTCCATCATGCTCCTTTTTTACTGTTGTAAAATCGAGTTTAATATTCTCAATTTTTACTTCTGCATTACTCCCATCATTGGAAGGATTTGCAGCCTTTTCTGCTGAATCAAAATCTTCGGTAATTTGAAAACTACACTCTCCGTTTTTGATTCTTGTATATTTTGTCATACTTTATCCTTTTTGGCAACCTCTTTTTTGTGTATCTCTCTAGTCATCTTGTTATATATACTTAAATCTGTATAATTATCCGCCTTAAAATTCTTAGTGGATCTATAAAGTTTTAATCCCATCATTAATTGACCTACTTGGTGTGGTTTAATTCGTGTTCTTAAATTACCAGCTAAGATGATAGTAAACATTTCTGCTAACATAATAAAGTTTTCTTGATAATTGCCATAATCTTTTTGACGTTCATCAACAATCTTCTTTTCAATTTCTTGATCTATCTCTGTTATTTTTTTATCCATATTTTTTTTTGTGTCCTGGAGAGGAAAACTACCGAAAGGGAACTAAGAAAGAAAAAACCCCTCCAAGACTATATAAATTTTAATTACTTAAAACTTATACTCTGATTTGTTAGCAGAAATAGGAGCTTTTGGAAACCCTTTATTTTCTGTTGATTGTGGAACTCCACTAGAACTATTGGGAGTTAATTTAAATGTAATTCCCCCTGTTAATTCTCCATTATCAGCTTTGGTATTCCAACCTGCTTGATTATGCCAACTGTCTCCTATCTTAACACCTATGGTCCACTTCTTGCCTTCTGGTGCGTTAGGATTTGCAGGTGCAACCCAATCTGGTTGATTATCTGCTGTCTTATTTGGATTAGGTATTACATTAATCCATATTACTTCATCACTCATGTGATCTCCTTTTGTTGTCGTCAACTATTGTTGACCATTATTATTTAACTTAATGCTATGAGTTTCAGCAATATCTGAAACTTGTCTATAAGCTCTCAAGTTATTTTTAATTAGATATTGAATCTGATCTTTGTATTTACTTCTAACCAAATTGAATTGTTCAATGGTCTTAGTATTTTTGATCTGGTCCTTTATCTCTTCCACATTTACATTATCATCTGCGTACTGTGGGTTGGCTTCAACAGATTGCTCTGTAGAATTTTGTTGAAAAGGTGTTGCGTTATATCCATCTTCTAAATCTAATCCTGTCTTTAAATTTAAAGCATTTAGAAAAGCATACTTCCTAGCATAACTCATTGCTTGACCAGTACCGAATTTATCTAATCCACCCATTGCAGTACAACCATCAATCATTACAAAATTATCTGGTGCGTCAATGTCATGTATCTTCATGGTACAAGTTACAATTACGCATTTGTCATTAACATCAGTTACATAATTACAGGTAGGATATAATCCATTACCCAATAATGCTTCCATTGATACTCTTAATACATCATCATGTAATAAAGGATTAAAGTGCATACCTTTTACTTTACTTGCTTTCTTTACTGAACTTGCTGTGTTACAGGCGTTGTGTAGTTTCTTATATATGTTGTTCATATTTATATTCCCCATAGTTTAGTTATTAATTGTTCTTGTTCTTTAGTTAAATCTTTATAATAAAAGAAATGATCCATTTGCGGTGGCTCACACATCAAAGCCAACTTCTCTATGTTACCCTCACAAAACATAATCATCTTTTCCCATAAAAGTATTTTCTCCACCATTTTAAAATAAAGATATTCTAAATGATCTGGCTTCAATAACTCATGGCTTGAATCAAAAATCTTTGAACCTTTATCGTTTACATAAACGAGGTATGGGATTTTTTTTGTTGCCATATAGTAGAATGAAGTTTGTGTTACATTAGTAAGCAAAGGCTCACTTGGTAAATCTTGTGATCTCATGGTCCACTCTTCCTTACCCTTTACTTTGTAAGCTCTTGGTGGCTTCGTTTTTAATTCTATAAATTTATTTTTATTCTCATAATCAATTCTTCCAATCACAGGTTTTATCATGGTCATTTCTTTTAGCTCAACAAACCTTTCACAAACCATTTTATCTTTACCCATAATATCTTGCACAACTTTTTTAGTTTGAGTGATTGCGTCATGGACATAGTTCAACATTTCTAATCTTGCGAACTCATCTTTTTTATCTACTGGTTTCTTCTCATCTAAAAGTTTTAACTCTGTTTGATAAGCTGTATTATAATCTCTATCTTCTTTTGTGAACTCTGTTTTTTTAATTGTTTTTGATTCATAAATTACATCAGCTATTAATCTTTGTACTGTATTATTAACTAGGTTGCCAAATTGTGCTGCGTGTCTGAATGGGAAAGTTCTTCTAACTTCTTGTGGAAAAGAATAGTTAATTAAATTCTTTGCCATTGGAGAGCTTGTTGAAGAATAAGACCAATGATCTAATCCTTTACCACCATTATATATTGAAAATGCTTTTTGTTCTTCTGTTTGTTTCATTTAGTTCCTTTGTTTTTTTTATTATTTATAAAGATATTTATTTACTTGTAAAGCATTAAATATAATATATATCCATACGAAACATATAGAAAGGTAAAGATGACTTTAGAAGAATGGCGAAAAGAAAATAAATTATCCTATTATAATATGGGTACTACACTAGGTATAGTGGGTGTACAAAATCCTGGCACATCTGTTCAAAGATGGTGCTTGACATCAAAAATAAAAAGATTTCCAGATCCAGAAATGGTTAAAAAAATTCTTGAAATAACTAAAAATAAAGTAACGATTAAGGATTTGTATGAAACCTGGTGGAAAACCGAAGTTTAAATATAAAAGAGTAAAAATTGTTTGGGTTGACATCACGAGTTCTAGTTCGTGGTATGATGATTTAAAAGATGTTGATGATTTTACTTATTCATGGTGCGAAGATATTGGCTACCTTTATTATAAAGATTCTAAGGTAGTTAAAATATTTACTTCATTTACTTTTGATGAAAACAAATTGTCTATTGGTAATATTACTGCTTACCCTAGATCAGTTGTTAAAAAGATAGAAGTTCTTAAATGACACATGAGGGTATGTTTGAAGAATATGATGAT